ATACCGCTGGAACCACACCGGGCAACATCATCAGCGCGGTAATCGTACTCGGTGACAAGAGCGTACAGCCCGCCAATTCCGGCACTGTGTATGGTCGATAAGTAAATGGCCATTGTTGACGGCTTAACCACGCTCGCCGCTGTCAAGATCGAAGCGGGGATTGCAGTATCAGATACCTCTCAGGACGCCGTGCTTGACGCGCTGATAACCTCAGCCTCGGCGGCAATCTGCCTGCACCTCAAGCGCGATGTAAAGCGCACGACTTACACCGATGACACATACGCCGTCAACAATCACCAGTACCTCTACCTGCGCGAGTATCCGATCATAAGCGTGACCTCAATCACCTTGACCGGGGCCGCGCAAGTCTTGAATACCGATTACTTCCTAAGCCCGGCTGACGCCAAGGCCGGGCGGCTTTACCGCCCTCAAGGGTGGGTAGGCACGTACTATTCTCGCGGCACGTTTCCGGACCCCTACTCCGGCGCGCGCGATATCAAAACAACCTACGTTGCCGGATGGTACCTGCCCGCCGATCCGCTCTATGTAGCCGGAGCGTCAACGGCGCTTCCACTGGCGCTTCAGTACGCTTGTAACCGCGCCGTACTGACCCGGTACCGCATGGCAATTCAGAGCGCCGACGGGCTAAAGGCACTGAGCGAGGGCGGCTTGTCCTACACCTGGCTTGACCCACTTTACTTCAAGGCGGGCAACGGCGGATTCGATGATATCACCGCCTCGATGCTCGCCCCTTACGTGAGGCACGAACCAGCATGATGCTACGACACGCCTGCACGATTCAGTCACGCACCGCAACCACAGGCACTGAAGGCGAACAGACCTATGCCTTTACCACCTTCAAGAGCGGCCACCGTTGCGATATCCAGCCGATAAGCGCGACCCCGGAAGAGATGCGCGCATGGGGCATCGTGGATCTTGCGGCCAATTCCCGCGCCATGTTTTACCCCCACGATGTAACTATAGTTACGCTTATGCGCGTAGTGTTCGCGGGCGTCACGTATGAGATCCGCAATATCAACCAATGGGCAATCCATGACAAGGCGCTACTCGTGCCGGTGCAGGGGATATAATATGCCGCCAGGAATCACAGTCGAATCGAAAGCGGCGATTGACGCCTTCCGCGCGTACTCCAAGAAACTCGGCGGGCTTGTCGGCAAGGCAATAAATGAATCGGCGCTGATTGTAGAACGAGACGCGAAACTATCTTTCAAGGGCCGGGGCGAGCCATCGGTATACAATGAACCCCCGCGCGTTGACACGGGCCGACTACGCGCAAGCATCACGCATAGGACAGGCGAGACAGATGACGAGATGTTCGCGGAAGTTGGAACGAACGTAGAGTACGCCAGCGACGTTGAACACGGAACTTCAGTAACCATGCCTCACCCGTTCCTATCCTACGCGCTCGGAATGAACCAGCATGACATAAACCAGAAAATAGCGGACGCAGTGAAGGCGGCAGAAAATGCTTGACACAAAAGCGTACGTATACGGGATCCTCAAAAACGACGCGCCTCTCGTGGCCGCGCTTGGATCGAATACCAAAATACAATACGCATATCCCAACGCCTTCAACGCGCTCCCGATAATCACATACTTGGAATCGAACAATCGAACTACAGACTGGTACGATGACACGCCAGCCGCTGAAGAGTCCACCATCACCATCGATATTTGGGCCAACGTGTCAACTTCAGCACTTGCCAAGCTCGTTGACGCCGCGCTCGCTGCCGTGCTCTATACGCGAGACTTTGCAGCCGACGTTCCAGACCCGGACGCGAAGATATTTCACAAGGTTTTAAGGTACCGCCGGACATTCACCGCCGACGACCTCGACGCATTATAAGGAGGCCATACCATGGCACTAGCACAGAGACCCAGAATAGGCTTAAAGGACGTGGTATACGCAGTCCTCGACGAAGCCTCAGATATTGTCGGCGGCACCGCAACCTACGGGACGGTTTACCCGCTCGCCAATTCGCTCGACCTGTCGTTCGACCCAGGCAGCTCGTCCGCTTCCCTCTTTGCGGATGACGGGCTCGCGTTCGCAGCCGAGACTACGGGTGAAATGAAAATCACGCTCGGCAATGCCGACATCTTGCCAGCGGACATGGCGCGCATACTCGGCCACGCCTACGCGCTCGGGCAGATCGTTGACAACAGCCTTGACCAGTCACCCTACATTGCCATAGGCGCGAAGATGCTCAGGAGCGGCAAGGATTCAACCAGCCTCGTCTATGATTATATCTGGATGTACAAGTGCAAGCTTCAGAAACCGAAGTTCGACGCCAAGACCAAAGGCGCGAGCATCGAGTTCCAGACGCCCATGCTTGAAGGGCTTGTTTGCCAGCTGACCAGCTCGGGCAATTACCGGCTCAGGATGCGCACCGATGACAGCAACGCCGTGCCCGCGACCTTGACGGGATTCTTCTCCACCGTCGTACTCCCGTCCGCGAGCTTGACCGCCGTCACCGTGGGCACCCCGTTTGTCGGAGCGCTTGGCGCCAAGACCATTACCATACCCTTTGCCAAGGGCGGCGAGACTTTCAGCATGGCCGTGCCGAATGTCAAGGATATCACCATCTCAATCGTTTCTACCGGCCTCTTGATTGCCGGTACAACCACGATAACGGCCAGCGTAGCCAGCGCCGCGCCTACCCTCGTACTGACCAACGCGAACCTCACGGGCGTATCGCACCTGGTGACTGTAACCAGCGACGTCAAGGACGTGAACGGCGTATCCGTGACGGCAACCAGCCGACTGGTAACGCCCGCTTAAACAGACCCCTTTGGAAGCCTAGCCGGGGAGGCTATACCCCGGCATTTTTAGAAACCATGATCCAAGGGGGATCCTATGGCAGCAAGCACGATAATGAAGCCGAAGGGCGTCAAGGTAAAAATATGCGGGAAGGAATACGCGCTCCGGTTCACCATGGCGAGCCTTGCATGGCTTGCAGACCGGCACGGCAACGTGAACAACGTCATGGCCGTATTCAGCTCAATGTCAGGCGGCACTATGAGCGCGGGCGACCTCCACGCGCTTGCAGACCTCGTGTGCGCCTCAATGCAGTATAGTGACAAGGAAATCACCCCGGAATATATCGAGGATAACCTTGACATAGCCGAAATCATAGAGATCATGCCGGAATTGATTGAAGCATTTACAAACGCCATGGGTACCGGCCAGAAAAAGAAAAAAGCCGACCCTCAGAAGGCGTAGCCGAGGACTGGCCATGGGAGTACCTGTACACCGTGGCCCGCTCGTACCTACGCCTGAACGATGAAGAGTTTTGGGACATGGCACCAAAGTGCCTTATGGCGATGATTGACGAATGGCGCGGAGTACATGAGTACCAGGCGCAACTTGCGGCCTTCTTGAACAACGGCGGCACGCTACCGGGAAAGGATGAAGAGGATGAGGAATACTTTGAAGTTCACCCGGACGCCTTCTAGGGGACACCATGGCCACAATTAGCGAGCTTGTAGTCAAGATAGTTGCGGATACCGCCGGACTCGACAAGGGAATAAACGACGCCACGAAATCCATTGACGGCGTAGGCAAAGCCTCAAAAGATGCAGACGGGAAAGCCGCTGGATTATCAAGCCAATTCGGAGCGCTCAAGGGCGCTCTTGTATCCGCCGGATTGATAGCCGCCTTCGTAGCTGTAGGCAAGGCCATTGCCGATTCAGTGCAAGCATTCGGCGAGGCAGAAATGGCGGCCAAGCGCCTTGACGCAATCGCCACCATGAACGGGCTGGCGGATGGATCGGAGCGGGTGCAGGCCCTGGCCAACGAACTGCAAAACCTCATCGGCGTTGACGGAGATTTAGTCGTTCAGCTTGGCGCGGAATTGATAGCGCAAGGAAAGAGCGTAGAACAAACTGAGGAATTGATACGCGCCGCGAACGATCTTTCAGCCGTCACCGGCGGGGACTTGCAGACAAGCGTCAAGCAACTGACCGCGACCTACTCAGGCACATCGGGCCGACTCGGGCAGCTTATACCGGAGTTCAAAGACCTGACCGAAGAGCAGCTAAAAAACGGCGACGCCATAGACATAATCAATGAAAAATACGGCGGCATGGCGGCGTCACTTTCAGATTCAGTAATCCCGGCTACGAACAGACTCAAGGAAGCCAATAACGACCTCAAGGAAACATTCGGGAAAGCCTTTGCCCCATTGTGGATTCAGATTGCAGACGGAATCGCGGCGGCGTTAAGGGGAATTCTTGAGCCGCTTGACTACATGGCCACGCACTCATTCGACAGAATGTTTCAGGAAATGGCCGAGTCGTTATTCAACTTTAAGGGCGAGGCCACGCTTGCCGAGGAAGCGCAAGCCGAACTGAACGCCGCGACCATCGAAGCCAACCGCGCCGCGATCAGCTACGAAGCTGGCGTCAAGAACCTGAAAACCGAATTGGACAAACTGACCGGATCGACAGACAAATTGACCGACGCCGAGCTTGAAAACGCGCGGTCTTTCCTGTTTGCCCAGATGAAAAAATCGTCAAGCATGGATCAACTCACCCAGGCACAAAAAAAGCTTGACATATTCGACGCTGAAATAAAAGCGCGGGAAAAAGTCAGGCGCGATAAAGCGCTCGTGGATCAAAAAGCAAGAGACGCCGAAGCGCTGAAAGATGCACAGCAAAACGCCGCCGACATTGCCGCCGCTCAACAAGAAAAAGAAGCCCAGACCGTCGCGTACATGATATCAGCCGAGGATGCCATATCGAAAGCCAAAGCTGACGCGGTAGGGGATGCAATAATCCTATCGGCGCAAGAAAAAGACCAGCGCATAGCCGACGCGGAAGCCATGTCCTTAAAAATGCAAGCGGCATTCAATACCGCTATCGTGGCTACCCGTGACTCATTTGTGGCGCTTGGAGAAGCCCTTGCCAGCGGCGAGGATGCATGGGGAGCCTTTGCAAAAGCCGCCGTCATGTCGATCGCCGGAATCGTCAAGGCGCTTGGAGACGAACTTGCCGCAAAATCCGCCGTGGCATTAGTTGAGGCTATTGCGGCAACCGCCAGCATCATTGGCGCACCAGCGGCGCCGGGCTTGTACGCAAAGGCGGCAATCCTTGCGGGGGGCGCCTCGGCGTCGTGGACAGCTTCGGGAGCGCTGGCCGGCTACGCAGGATCATTCGCCCGTGGTACAGACTTTGCCCCCGGCGGATTGTCTCAAGTAAACGAGGAGGGCCCGGAGATGATCAATCTCCCGCGAGGTTCCAGCGTAACCCCGGCGACCCGTACCCCAATAGGCGGCAACGCTGGCGGGAATACTTTCATAATCAATTCCCCCGTCGCCGTGACCCCTTCCGTCGCGGCGCAAGAATATACAAGAATGGTTCGCAACCTGGCCTTCGAGGGAGTTCTATAAATGAGCAGAAACCTAGTCTACGTCAACGGCCAAAATGAAACTATCACCTTTGAAACCGGCCCTTACCTCATCGTAAAAATAGAAGGGCTTGGAATCCCAAACGTTGACCGTCAGGAACAGAAAGCCCCCTATCAGGACGGCACCACACATATTGATTCGCTTCTCCAGAATCGTGACATCGTAGTGGAATTGGCAATAACGAAACCAAACGACTTCCCAAACATTGCCCTGTATCGCCGGGAATTGTCACAACGCCTATGCCCAAAATACGGACTTGGCACTTTGACCTACACGGACGAAGACGGCAACTCGTACAACATCCGCGCCGTGGTATCTTCAATGGTATTCCCGAATAAGGACTACCGCGACCCGTATATGCGTGCCATGGTCACATTCACGGCTTGCGATCCGTACTGGCGGAGCGTGACGCAATAACTCTGCCGACGAGTGTTACGAGCGCTGAATCAGTAATCAATTCGGAGGTTACTTATACTTCTTCCGTAATCGAACTTTCAGACGGCAGCTTGTTTATTATATACTATCGAAACGCAGATGGGTATCTGGTCTCACGCACCTACACCACTTCATGGGGCGCAGAATCAGTAATTAACGCGGCGGCTTCATATTCATCGTCTATTGTTGAAAGGTCAGACGGAAGTTTGTTTGTTGTTTACCAGCGCAATTCAGATAAATATTTAGTATCAAGGATCTATACTACCTCATGGAGCGAGGAGAGCGTTATCAATGCGGCGGGCTCAGGCTATCCATCCGTAATCGAACTTTCAAACGGCAACCTATTAGTAGCGTATATTAGGACTTCTGGCTTGGTTCTGGTCTCACGCACCTACACCACTTCATGGGGCGCAGAATCAGTAATTAACGCGGCGAACTCGTACGTTCCCTCCATAATTGAGAGATCGGACGGCAGTTTGTTTGTCGCTTATAGAAATAACAGTAGCTATATAGTTTGCAGAACATATACTTCAGCATGGAGCGAGGAGAGCGTTATCAATGCGGCCAGTTCGGACTACCCCTCTATTATTGAAAGATTCGACAACAGTTTATTAGTAGCCTACAAGCGCATATCCGATGGTTATATAGCTTTGCGAACCTACGGAGCGACAATATGGAGTTCGGAATCAATAATTGGCACATCGGCATCTTCATATCCATGCGTAATCGAACTTTCAGACGGCAGCTTGTTTATATCCTACCGTGCCGCTAGTACCTATCTCGTCTCCGTGACCCGCTCCGTAACCCCCGTTCCCGCCGTCAACGCCGGCGACGTACCCGCGCCGTTCCTCGTCACCTTCCAAGGCCCAAGCGCGAACCCGCGCATCATAAACCAGAACACGCTTGAATATATCCGCCTGAATACCACGCTTGCCGCCGCGGACAGTTTCGAGGTCGATACCTCTTTCGGAAACAAGACGGTCAAATTGATTCAGGGTGGAATTGAAGTAAACGGAATCGCCTTCCTTGACATCGGATCGACGTTCTTTCAACTTGAACGCGGAACAAATACGGTCTACTACGAGGATGACGCGGTATTGAGTACCGCAACCGCAACAATGGAATGGACTGAAAGGTATGTTGGCTTATGAGCAACCAGAACCCTATCCGCATATTTGATTCAAGCCTGAACCTCATCACCGAGCTTGACGACTACGCGAGCGCGTACTTCAACCGCTCATGGTCAGGTTGCGGGGACTTCTCGATCCAGACGAATTACAATACCGTGCATGCGCCAGACCTTCAGCGCGGACGGATTGTCATGTTTGATAAGAATGTCAAGAAGTGCGGAATTATTACCAACGTCAAGAAAGCAATCGGGGAATCAGGCAAAGGCTCCATGATTGTCACCGCGACCGGCATGGAATTAAAGGGCATTCTTGGCTGGCGCATCGTGCCGCCGACAACGGGAGCGGAATACTACACCGTCAACAATTCCGCCGAGACTGTAATGAAAACGCTAGTCAGTCAGAATGGAGGGCCGACGACCGCCGACGCCGACCGCAAGTTTCCGCTACTTGAAATCGACACGGACGC